TTGAGTTTGAAAATGGAATGACTAACGATTTTATTTGGACTATTTCAAAAAACTTACTTATCATTACTTTTTCAGACACATCATTATTTGTACAAAGAGAAAATTATCCATTTACTATTTTCAAAGGTGAAGATATAATTTATAAAGGGAAAATTATATTTCTAAAAAATGGTACTGATGTGCAAAATTACACTAACAATTCACAAGATAACAAAAGATGGCAGTAAAAGAATCAGAAAATGTATTTTCGATGTCTAATGATGTCGTAAAAATGTCAGCTTGGCAACCTATAGATATTGATCCGCAGTCTAGGAATATATACAATGCTATACTTAACGGAGAAAAAAACTCAAACTATAAAACATTACGTGACGCTTACGATGACAGTCCAACTAATCAAAGTATTATTAATTCATTCGTTAACTTTATGTATGCGGATGGATTAAAAAATGTAGGTTCTGATTTAGATATTTCTAAATACTTAGATGAAGATACAGTTGAGCTTGTTTGTTTAGATGCAAAAATGTTAGGCGGTTTTGCTTTACAAGTGATTTGGAACGATAGCGAGGCAGACAGGCAAATATTAAAGTTTGAGTACGTGCCCATAGAAAATTTCGCAGTAGAGTTAGACAACTCAATTGTTAATCCAAAGGTTATTGGTTATTGGTATTCTTTTGATTGGTCAAGAGTTGGATTTAATACTCCTGTTCAATGCAAAAAGTTTAATGGTACTTATCAAGGTGGAGTTGAAATAGTAATTATACAAAGAGTAACTAAAAATAAATTCTTCCCTTTGCCTGATTATTTTAGTGGCATTAATTATTGTATCGCAGAGGGTTTTTTTGGGCAAAATACTAAAACACATTTTCAATTTGAAAACAAAATAACAACGGTTATAAATTTCAATGGAGGAAAACAATCTTCTGCAAGTGAAGAAGTTAAAAAGAAAAAAGCCGAAGCAATTAAAAAGGATTATACAGGTGGATCTCCAAAACATCATGTAGTTGTTTCTTATAATTCTGACGGATTAGATGCTACAACAATTGATCAAGTTGAAACACCAAATATAAACCAACAAAATGTATTTTTTGCTGAGGAATGCGAACGTAAAATAATAGTAGCGCATTCAGCACCAAAGATATTGTTTAGCGGTTCAAATAACGCTTCTGGTTTTAGTTCTAATGCCGATGAAATTTTAGTAGCGACTAAAGAAATGTATCGCAGGAATATAAATCCTTTGCGAAAAGTAGTTTTAGATGGATTGACTAAATTATTTAAATTAATTGATGTTAATGTAAAATTAGAATTTGTAGATTTTGAAGAGTTTAGAAAAACAACAGAAATTCCAGCAACTCCAGAAGAAGAAAAAGTATGATAACTAAACTATTTATAACAGCCGAAAACGTAAAAGAAACTACTTCTATAAGTAGCGGAACTGACAGCGATTCTATATCTCAGAAAATATATTATGCTCAAATTACGGATATAGTTAGGGTTTTAGGACAGGATTTATATGATAAGATTTACACTGATTTACCAACTCTTACAGGAGACTATTTAACTATATTTGATAAATATATAATTGATATGCATGTATTTTATACGGCACATTATTTTACATTATTCAATGAGGTTAAAAGTAGTAATGTAGGAAACACTATCTTATCTCCTGAGCGTGGGACTCCTACGCAAAAAACGGTACAATTAGCAGAACAATATAAAAGTTTAGCTATATCAGTAGAAAATAATTTTCGTGCATATATGGAAAAGTCAAGTATTCCAGAGTGGAACTATTGTAAAAAAGCAGAAGAGACAACTAATTTTAACGACTTCTACTAATGGCACAACAACATATAAATTATTCAAGTCCAAACGATGGTTTAGGTGATACGTTAAGGACTTCACAAGTAAAAGCCGAAAGTAATTTTAACGAACTATACGCAAATAAAGTTGATAAAATAACAGGCAAATCACTTTCAGACACTAATTTTACACAGGATGAAAAAGATAAACTCGCAGGACTATTTGAAGGCGGGCAAGTTCAATCTGATTGGACAGAAGGCAACGCATTAAGTAAGGCTTATATCAATAATAAGCCGACAAATGTCTCTAGTTTTTTTAATGATTCAGAATATATAGAAGATGTTCAAGAGGTAGGAGGTTTCTTACGTTCTGCAGGTGAGTGGGTTTCTCCTTTAGAAGTATTTACGCCTAAAATTATAGATGGATTTATAGGCGTAACAGTTGGTTTTACAGTGGGTCAAGTATCTTTTACACTACCTACAGGTTCAAAATGTATAGACGTACACTTAACTCATACAAAACAATACAAAACAACGGCAAATAATACATCTTTAGTAAATAGATGGTCTCAAACAGGTGATATTGTCACAATCACAAAAGCTACAGTTTTAAATAACTACATTTATATCGAATATTTATTATAAATTTACAACATGAAAAAAATACTATTTCTTTTATTATGTACCGTTTCAATGTATGGGCAAGTTTCAACGGGGCAAGAGCAGGAGTTTGATTATGGGATTAAAAATAATTCTACTCAGACGGTAACTACACCGACTTATTTAGGAACAGTTGGAGCAGATGGAACTTACGGTAAAATATTGCTTGCAGACCTTCAAGGTAAAAAATCATTCCTTTCTACTGGCTTAATTAAAAATGGTTTAATATCGACCAACGTAGACCCTACTAAATTTAATATTACAGCGGGAATAGGGATAATTTCAAACTTTGACGACCCCGAAAATCCAACGAGTACCCTTGTTAATTTCCCTGCTTTTACAGGAATTACGCCAACGTATTTACTTACGGGTACGATTACTTATGTAGCTATAAATAGCACGCCAGCGGTAGTAATGCAAGCTACACCTTTTACTCCAGAACAAAGACGTTCTTTAATTATTTTAGGAGCGGTTATACATAGCAATCTTACAAATATAAACGTTGTAAATAACATCTCTGCACCAAGTAATTCAAGTACAAACCAACTTCATGACTTTATAGAGGCGGTAGGAGCATTGAATTTAACTGGAAATAAGTACACAGCCAATGGGGCGAATTTACAATTAAATAAGAGCGCAGGTACTATTTTTAAAATGGGCATTAACTTTGCGAATGACTGGAAAAACCCGCATTCATTAGCGCAAACAGCGGGTACATCTTTAACCTTTAGATATAGAACTCAAAACGGCACTGAAGGAAGTGACAGGATAAATTTAGACCCTGCTTTATATGACCTAAATAATATTTTAACGTCAGTTCCAAACAACAAATTTACTATTCAAACAGTAGTAATGTTTCAAACGGGTTTGACACGAATTTTATACGGACAAAATGTTTATGACGACTTAGCGAGTGCAAAGGCTGCGGTATTTACGAGGCAATTTGTAATTGAACCTAATTCTCTGGAAAATGGTATTATCCGTGGGTATATCATAATGAAAAATACTACAACGTCTTTGCAAAATGCTTCGGACGCTGAAATTTTAGAAGCTCAGAAATTTGGAGGTGTTGCTTCTGGTGGTATTGCCTTGACTTTAGCGAATATCGTTAGCGCACTAGGGTTTACGCCTGCAAATGATGTTGACGTAATTCATAAAACAGGTGACGAGGTAAAATCAGGTTCTCTTGAATCTGGAAAGAACTTCATAGTAAATTCAACGAACGGCTCAACAAGAGGTTTGATGATACAAACATCTGGTATTTCAAGATGGTATACGTACACTGACGGTACAGAGTCGGGTGGAAATTCTGGAGGAGATTTTAAAATAGAACCTTTTAGTGATGTAGGAAGTAGCTTAGGCGCTGCAGTATCTATAAATAGGGCGTCTAAATTAATTACTAGTACGGCAATTAATGCAAACAGTTTAAATAGTAATTCTTTTTTAAACATAACGAGCGGATCTGATATATTTAGTACAACATTAAACACTATTGCGAGTCAGACAGGTCAGCCTTTTATAAAATCCAATAAAGGGTACTATGTATTTCAGCCATCAAACGCTTCTACATCGCCTAGATTTTATTTGATACCTACAACAGGTGTTAGTGGCACTAGTTCTAAATTTGAAATGTTTAATTCTGATTATATTACAGATGCAGCAAATTATAACGCGTTGAACATCATAACAAATAACGTAAACAATGATATACAATTCGGTGCGAACAGATTGGGTACTGCACCTCGTTTAAAGATGGTTTTTGGAGGTGATTATGTAGGAAGTGCTTTAACCGCTACATCTTCACGTTTAGAATTTTTTACAAACGATGCTTTAGGATTAAACACTGCAGGTGGAGCGATTACTTTTGGAGCAAATGCTACAGACCCTTTTAGTTTTTCTATAGCTAATCAATACACGTTTAAAAACCCAACAACAAACCAAGCTACTAGACTTAATATAGTAGGTAATGGTACAGCCGCAGGTGTTTTATCTTATGGAACAGGAAGCGTTAGAAATGCTTCTACATCGGTAATAGGTGGTACAAGCGATTACGTAATTTCTACTAATAAAACCAATACAGGAACTACATTAACAGACCAGTTAAGAATGTACGCAAGCAACGGACACGTAGTAATGCAAGACGGAGGAACATATGTTAATGACGTAACTAATAGATTAAAAGTAGTCGGTACTATTTCGGCAAGTGCTGCGACACTTAGTGATCAGGTAGTTGTTAAAAGTCAGTTGGATTTAAAATCTGATTTAGCTTCACCTACATTTACAGGAACGCCATTAGCGCCAACAGCAGCGCCGGGAACAAACACAACTCAGATTGCTACAACTGCATTTGTGTTGGCAAATGCCGCAATAGCGACAGGTAGTTTAGAATTTGATTCGCTTGAAAAAACCGTGTGGAACAATGGCCGGAATAATTTAAGTAACAACACCTCTTTTGGCGAGAATGTATTAAATCAATCAGCATTGTCGGGTAATTTTAACACCGCCTTTGGGGGTAGCTCATTAAGATATCTGACTACTGGCGCGAACAACGTTTCTTTAGGCTATTTAGCTGGTGCACATTCCTCGGCAGGGCTTGCCGCAATGGCTACAGGCTCTAATTCTATATTTATAGGAAATAGTAGCCGTGCATTAGGTGACGGAAATACGAACGAAATAGTAATAGGTTATCTTTCAGAAGGCAAGGGAAGCAACACGGTTACACTAGGTAATGACAATATAGTAGGAACGTATTTAAAAGGAAAAGTAATAATTAACAATGTTATTAGATTAACAGGGTATACGGTGGCAACATTACCAGCAGGTGTGCAAGGAGATACGGCATACGTAACAGATGCTCTCGCTCCTTCATATATGGTATCGGTAGTGGGTGGTGGTGCAGTTGTAACAGTAGTATTTTTTAACGGCACAAATTGGGTTTCACACTAATAAAAAAAAGACGGGTGCATTTAGTTGCTGGTCGGAGAGGACAAGCCCGTATTTTAAATAAACAATTAACTTTTAAATAAATAAAAATGAAAAATTGGAGAACAACTTTAGCTGGATTAGTGGTATCATTGCCTTTTGCGGTACAGGCGATTTTAGAAGCCTACACAGCGGGGTATTTTACGGATAAAACAGGAATGCAATTATTTGCGTCAATAGGATTAATTTTGATAACTAGATTGGCTAAAGACCACAATGTAAGCGGAATAATTGGGGGTTCGACACCGCCACCTGATAAAGATGAAAAGTAAGATACTTTTGTTATTAATACCGCTTTCAGAAGTGAAGGCGGTATTTTATCAATCAGATATACGGATTAGATATTCTTTGTTTTTTGAAAATAAAAAGTATTTATGCAATGTGATCGAAGATTATTCTAACATCTTTATTTTAGGGGTTGTGTTTTATTTTTTAGCTTTTAAAAAGCCTGATTTCGAAACAAAACAAATTGCCTTATTTTTATTCATCATAAATGCTTTAGATTTTGTATTTTTGGGGTTAATAGATAATTTGTTTTATCTTTTAAAAATACCACTAGCTATAATTATTTTTGCTTATGCACGCGATAAAACAACTTTTCAATGCTCTTAATTACGGATTCTATTGCCTATATTCTTTTACCTTAATTGATGTAGTTAAAAAGCTTAGTTTTGGGGAATTTTACCTTAGTAACGCAACTAACTTCGTTCAGTTTTTATTGACTTTAATAGGTGTGTTTTTTGCGTATTACAAATTAAGAACTTACATAAGAGATTCTAAAACCAGAAGTAAAATGCTAGAGCAAGAACTATTAGAGAAACAAAATGAACATTTCTACAAGAGGTGGAGGAATGATTTTTTAGAACCTAAAACAGATAAAGATGATAACAGATAACGAATACAAGAATTTAGCTAAAGAATTTGGAATTTCAATTTCAAAAGTAAAGGCTATCGATTCAGTTGAAAGCAACGGATTAGGCTTTATAAACGGAAAAATTGTAATCCAATTTGAACCTCATTATTTTAAAAGAATAAGTAAAATGGTTTCGGGTTTGTGGGCATCAAACAAAGTTGAAGGACAGGCAAAAGAATGGCAGGCTTTTAATGATGCTTACGCAAAAAATCCAAATGCGGCTATGGAAAGTACTTCGGTAGGTCGTATGCAGGTCATGGGCGAACATTGGAAACGCTTAGGATTCAAAAACGTAGGAGATATGTGGGATTTTGCTAAAGATTCTGAAACTAATCAATTGTGGTTGGGTTTGAAATTTATTGAAACCGATAGGGTTTTATTTCAAGCCGTAAAAGATTGGGATACAAAAGAAGTAGCAAGAAGATATAATGGAAAAAACTATTGGATTTTAGGATACGATAAAAAATTAGAACGAGCGGAAATTAAATTTAGAATAATATGAACATTCAAAAACTTAACCAAGCCTACGAAGAACTTTGCGACCCTCGTTACATTCGTTCAATTCAAACAGAGGAACAATTTTTACAATGGTGTAATATCGGAACGGTTAAAGATTTAGAGTGCGCATTGAGGGTTTTTGAAGATGCCGAAATGTATGAAGATTGTTTAATTATAAAAGAAGTAATAAATGAAAAAGAAATTTTGGGACACAGTAGTAGGCAAGATTATTGAAAGAGCGATTGTCGTAGGAATAGGTTTGGTTCTTAAGAATCGAAAGGGAATCAAAGGCACTGACAATGAGAAAATTGTTGATGATGTATTCAAAGTGTAATTTATTTTACACTTTTTTTATAAAAAGTATTGTTATGTTATATATTATGATTACATTTACACCATAGAAATAACAAATTAAAACTAACGCCATGAAAAAACTATTTTTAGCCGTTATAACATTAGGCTACACATCGCACGAAGAAATTAGTAACTATTTATTTAGAGGTAAAAAATTAACCCCTAGCGAATTTTAATTATGAAAAAACAAATTGCAGAAAAATATGCTTTAATGAAGCATAAGACAGCAATACTTGTTGTAATTGCGGATAAGACAAATACAAGTTTCGCACAGGTTCGCCAACGTTGGTTTAACTCTAAATTAGATAATCCAATACCAGATAGTCATTTTTCTAAAATACTTGAAATAATCGATAGGCAGTTAAAATTCGAAGCCGTAGAGAAAAAACATTATGAGTCATTCGAAGAGTAACGTTTTGCGTGTTGCTTTTCGGATGGGACAAATAAGCCTAATATTTCGGTTGAGAAACCATAAATCTGACACAAAACAAATTATAAATTAAGCCTGATATTGCCATATTGCCAAACGGCTGTTATGCAATCGGTTTTTAACATTAAAAATTATGAGAATAGAAATTACTGACAAAGAAGGAAATGAAATTCAAAACTTAAATTTAGAAAGCAATCCATTTAATATTGGACAGGTTATTCATTTATCTGTAAATAACAATAAGAAAGATTACTGGACTGTGAAGGAAATACAAAAATCATTTATTGTAGATAAAATTGAACATTATGTAAGAGTTGATTATACGTTTGGAAAAACTGTTTCAGAAAATGTTTCTGTTTCAATCGAGGTTTCTGAAACTGTTGCATAACGGAAAAGCTTGTAGCTGTATGCCAAGACAGAACGTGAATAGAAAGAAAAAAGCCGTAGCATATAGCTTACAAGCGTATGTTAGGGCAAGTACGGATTATTAAACTAAAATTAATTATGAAAAAAGATTTTACACCAGGAGAATGGAAACAATCTCACAGAAAAATTCCTAATAACAAAAAAGGAATGTATGATACTCAAATTTACACAGAAGATGGCGAAACTATCGCAACCGTAAGCTGGTATCCTAGACCTAAAGTAAAAGGTATTCAAGATGGTAAAAACGTATTAATTACAGGAACTTATAGAGAAGCCAATGCAAAACTAATTGCTTGCGCTCCTGAACTATTAGAAGCATTAGAAGAATTAATCCAAGTAAAGGAGTGGAAGGATAAGTACGGCAAAGATGCTCAGTATTTAAAAGCACAACCAATTGCTTGGGATAATGCAAAAAAAGTTCTTGAAAAAGCACTAACATAGTATTTGCCCTAACGTTCTGCAACTACACAACGCCAGCCTATGCGGTTGCTAGGTTCGGCTGGTGAGGTGTAATTGCTGTTATCAGGAGTACGAATTAATTAAAAATAAATATGTTATGGAAAGATTATTTAGAACTGTAAAAATATCCGATAGATTACCAAATATGGGTAAAAGAGTTATGTTTTTAGATGAAAATTATCAAGGTGAATTTATGCAAGATTATCATCCAAATGAAAAAGTAGAGATAAAGAAAAATAAATTTATAGAAATGATGGAATGTCATTATGTTACGGATTACTTAAAAAACAATTACACGCATTGGCTTGAAGAAGTTCTTGTAAAAACGGAATCATAGTATTCCTGATAACGTCCTGTTGCTACCAGATGTAGCCAAAAGTACAAAACTATGCTCCGATTGAGCCAAATAATCACAAACACACAAAATTACTAACCAATGCCGAATGTGGCTATAGCTGGTAGCAACTGTTATCACTTCGGCTTTTAATTCAAACGAAATGGAAGAAAAAAGATTTACGGGAAAAATTACCACAGATGGTAATAAAATATTTGAAGGAGATATTATTGAAGCAAAAACTAAAGGTAAATATCCTTTGTTTATTGGTGGTCAAGTAAAATGGGATAATGAAAATGAAAAATGGTTAAATCTTAATTTTTTTGATGATGATGTACCACACACATTATTTTTAAAAGATGTAATTCCAAATGTTATGAAGTTGCTTGACGAATAACACGGCTGTTTGCCTGTGCGGTTAGTAGATTCGGCAAATAGCGGTTATTGTGTGTTACTGGTTGTTTTTTTTATAATATTTTCTTTGAAATAGTTTGCGTATTCAAAATAAATGATTATCTTTGAATATTATTGACAATCAAAATAATAGAAATTATGGGATATTACAAATCAGTTCAAGATGCCAAACGTTTTTTAATGAGTTTTGGTTTTGAAATTTCGGCAAATGTTTTTGGCGAAATTGAATACTTAAATAAGTATGGGCAAAAGATAACAATGCGTAAGTATAACGATGGAACTTGTAGATTATGGTAAAAGAAAATAGAGGAGGCACTCGCAAAAATGCGGGTGCTAAACCAAAATATAACGAACCAACAAAAACAACTGCTTTTCGTATTCCTATTTCTAAAATAGATGAAGTTAAAGCTTTAGTCAGGGAATTTTTGGCAAGTTACGAGAGGAAAAATAACCAGTAACGTTCTGCTGGTAGGCGATGTGGTGGACTGATAAGCCAAAACTTCGAGATTCAAGACAAATCTCGCAAAATTAACCTAAACTTTAAATTAAGCCGAGTGCCACCATATTGCTTACCAGCTGTTATGCGTTCGGCTTTTTTTTCAACACAATATTAATAATTAAAAAACAAAAATATGTCAAATAAAATTTTAGAAAATTGGAAATCTATTGAAGAAATAGAAAACAAAGTAAAAGATAAAACAGGAGACCCAAGAGCAGGTTTTAACGCTTCAAGTTTCTTTCTTGGTGGTGATGGTCGTCATTTAATGATTCCTTGTTTGTATCGAGGAAAGAAAGGCAAAAAAGGAAGTGAGGATTTCACATCTTCTTATAAAGAAATGATGGTATATGCAAAATTTTGTCCGTTTAGTGGAAAACCTCTTTATGACGACTCCAACGAAGCTGACGCATAACGGTTCGCTTGTATGGTTAGTGCGTAAAAGTAAGCCGAATCACTCCATACAAAAACTATAATTCAAGTACAAAATCAACAATTAATTTAACACCATACCGCATTAACTATACAAGCTGTTATCACTAGTGCATTTTTTTATTTAACGGATTGAGCGTCCTTAAAAAACTCAAAACCAAATATTATGAAAAAAGTAATTTTATTAATCGTTTTAGCATTTTCATTAAGTATAAATGCGCAAAAAGTAAAATGTACAGATTTAAAAATTGGAAAAACATACGTTATTTACGGATATAAATCTAAAAATCCATTTGAGAAACAATCAAAAGCTACTGTTAAAATAACTAGGATGAAACAAGGATATGTTGAATATTGTTGGTATTATGAGTACAATGATAAAAACAAAACTACATTTTCAAGAACCTGTGAGGAATTTATAGAATCACTAAAAAGATAATATTGTCGCTAATGCAATCGATGTTGTGTGGTTGCATTAGTGATAACTATCGGCTTGTCGTTATAAAAGTATTACTTTAATTTCTTAACCATGATAAAATATACTAAAGTAAAGGTTTTAAAAATTACAGAAATTCAACACGATACTCTGAAGAAACTAGATAGTTACCATATAAACGTGGCGCAATTTATTAGAGATGCTATAGCAGAAAAGATAAAAAGAGAATATTTAGAATTAATTCCTAAACAAAATAAAAATATTTGTCCTTTCTAATTGTTATGTAAATAATTATGTTTACATTTACAGAAAATAAAACGATATGAAAAAACTACTATTAAACATTGTAAAGTACATTAACGCCTTTGCAAACGAAAGATTAACCGCTGATAAAGAAGCTGAGATAATTCTACGCTATCTTTTATTAAAAAGCGACACTAAGTATAGCATTGATATTTTTAATAGCTTAGAATCAAAATTTAAACAAGAAATGGCGAATCGTAGAATTATTGCAAGTGCTGAATGTAGTGTAATATCTAAAAAGTACCCTTTTGCAAAATCAATTACTGAAATATTAGTAAATGATCCTATTTTTGAACAGCCTATAAAAAATTAGAAATCATGAAAACACACATTGACAAGTTGAGAAATCCAAACTATTTAGGAGGTTGGGACTTACAGGATGAAAACGGTAAAACTAACGATATTATTGTAACAATAAAAGAAGTTAAATCTGAGTTTGTTTTTAATCAAAAGGCACAAATGGAAGAGCCTGTTTTGACCGTATTCTTTTTAGAATGTAAGCCAATTATTTTAAATGCTACAAATCGAAAAACTTTAAAGAAAGTTACCGACACATCATATATTGAAGAAATGTCAGGAAAACGCATACAATTAACTACAAAGAGAATAAAAGCGTTCGGAGACTTTCACGATGCAATTAGAATTGTGGCTACTGCACCAACAACTATTGAAAAAGTAGATATTGAAAAATGCAAGTTAACTTTAAACGGATCTAAAACACTTTCCGAGTTGGTAACTAATTGGGAGTCATTAACGTCAAAAGAAAAAGCAACATCTGAAGTATTGGCTGAAAAAGATAGATTAAAATTAATTTTAAAATAATGGCTACGTATCATTTTAATATAGAACAAAATTCCGCTGAATGGTTTGAAATTAGGTATGGAAAAATCGGTGGCACACGAGCAAAAGAATTGTTTATAAAAAGCGATACTTTACTATACAAATTATTATCTGAAACTATCGAGCCTTTCGATGAAGATGCTGACGAAGATTTTCAGTCCGAAGCAATGGAGCGAGGCAATTTTTTAGAACCAATGGCGCGATTAGAATTAGAAAAATACACTGGTTTAAAGTTTTTAGAATGCGGATGGATTCAGTCAGATAATGAATTAATGGGCATTTCGCCTGATGGGATTACTGCCGATTTAACTATTCAATGTGAAATTAAATGCCCTCAGTCTGTTAACCATTTAAAAATGTGTGTTGCTGATTCAATACCGTTAGAGTATATTAATCAATGTATTCATGCCTTTACAGTAAATGATAAGTTAGAAAAACTTTACTTTGTTTCGTACCGTCCAGAATGCATAATTAAGCCTTTATTCGTAAAAGAATTAACCCGCGAAAGTTTAGTTAATAATGGAACGGTTGCCAAACCAATAATTCTTCCTATATGGGAATTAGTCACAATATCACATAAAGAAGCTGAACTATTACAAAACAAAATCACAGAAACAATTAATAAATTAAAATTTTAAACATGGAATTACAAGGTAAAATCGAGGTTATTCAAACAGAAGAAATTAACGGAACTTTTAAAAAACGTTCTTTGATATTGCAAACTGAACTAGATAGTCAATATCCGCAATTAGTTAATATTGAATTTCAACAGGATAAAACTGCATTATTAGATTCTCTTACAATTGGAGACGATGTTAAAGTTTCTATAAATATCGCTGGTAGAAAATGGACTAATCCAGAAGGCAAAGAACTGTATTTTAATACGATTAAAGGATGGAAAATTGATAAAACATCTACATTTTAACACCAAACCGATTATTAATTTAGGCGGTTTTTTTTATACAACAAACCAAGTAAAACTGTCTCAAATGTTAAAGTTTAGCTATCAACGTAACATTTTTTAATAAAGCGCATTGTTTATACAGATATTCGACTTATATTTGTAGTGCCAATAAGGCAGACCACTAAAACAAATATTATGAAAACTCTAGCAAAACAAAACCTAACATCAGATTTATTAAACGCAGGATTCAATAAAAAAGATTTTAATTTAAAAAAAGTAGATGGTTTTTTAACTTTAATAGTAGAGGAATTAAATAAAAAAAGTTTTGAAGCGTATATTTTAGCTAAAAAATATTTTGTCAACTTACAATATAATGGAAGTATTTACGGAATTTGTGCAATAGAAAAACAAACTGGATATGTTTATAATAACTAAAGAAGAAGCAGAATTAAAATCCCTCGCAATAACAAGCGAGGGTATGCATTTTAACGGTCAGTATTTACCAAAAGAAAGTTTTAAAATACTAGGTAAAAAAGTTGAATTTATAGAAAAAGCATTTGATTGCGTTTTATTGGTAAGATATGAAAATAAAAAATATGTTATAAGTGAAACTTTATGTTGGTAATAATTACCCAAAAAGCACTGAAATTCTAGGAATAACACATTACCAAGAAATTAAACCGCCATTACCTAAAACAGACTAATTATTAATAAATTAAAATTTTAGATATGAATAGAAAAATTAAATTTAAGGCAATTGACAAAAAAACAAATACAATTTTTGAACCTGGTTTTTTTGAATTAAGACAAGAAATAGATAGAGGTTTTTTTGGATTTGTGTACGGAAATAACAATGAGATCGTAGATTTATATTTAATTGAATTTACAGGGATGATTGATTTTTATGGAAATGAAATTTATGAAGGAGATGTGTTGTGTGCTGTAAATTCAGAAAGAAAAGAAGAATATACCGTATATTTCATTAATGGCGCTTTTAGGGTAGCTAGCAATATGCATAGTAAAGTTCTTTGTTTAAGTCATTCTTGTAAAAGACAGATGCTGAAAAGACCTTACGAAGTATTAATAAATAAAAAATAAAAAAATGAGCGATAGTTTAATAAATATCAGAATATTAATGTGGCATTTCAAAATGTCAAATAGATATACTTTTTCTGTTGAATGTAATGATTATCATAAAAAACTGAAACACGGGTTATTTCGAGTTTATGAATTTCGTATTTTAAAACGCAAGATGTTCCCTAAATTATGAAAACAGTAATTCAAGAAATGATTAAAAAATTTAAAGAATCTCAAAGACAAATAATAGACGAGTCAGAATATGCAATAGGATATGTTGGCGCTTTAAGCGATTGTATAAATATAATTGAATTACTTTTAAAAAAAAATATTAAAATGAAACGACAATCAATAATAGTATTCATTAAAGCTGATCGAGTCGAAACCTACGGAAACTTAAAAAAGTGCTGTGAAGCTGAGGGATTGAAATACTGGACTCTCTCCCGTCTTAAATTCCCAATACGGATAAATGATGTCGTTATACACAAAACTTTATTTAAATAAAAAATACGTGAAATCAGTAAATCAAATTTCAACCGAAAGCGGAATAAATAAAAAGACATTATTTTCAAGGATTACACTATTAGGTATTTATCCAACAATGGAAGGGAAACGTTTTTTATTATCAAACGAGCAAGAAAATCAAATATTGCAACAAAAAATATATAAGCAAATTCCATTGTCTAAAAAACTTATTTTTGAATTTTCCGAAAGATACCCAGAGTTAGATTGTGAAGATATTTCAAACACTTTATCGGTATCTTTGAGACAAGTCGAATTAATTTTAAACAAAGAATTTATAATTTTAGAATCTAAAATGAATAAAAAATGAGGGATTTAATTAAAAAATATCCAAACAGTATTTTATGGGATAAAGACAAAAACAAATGGACTGAATTTGACTTAAAAGACCTTAATCTAATGAAAAAGGGAATAGACCCAATACAACATAATAAAAAAAAATACGGCTTAAATGCGGTAAAAATACAAAGAGTTTGTGATGGTAAAATTTACGATAGTATAACAGACTGTAGAAGCGATAATAATTATTGTAAAGCAACGATATATAAAATAATTAATGAAGGAATTTATTTTAAAAGAATTTAAATTATGGAAAAACTTATAGGAATTTAAATAAAATTGATTATATTTGCTTTGTATTGTTCGGGCAGGTTCGGTACATTTAAGAAATTTTAAAGAAGCTCACAAAAGTAAAGCCTGCCCGCTTGAAATTGTGGGCATTTTTATTTTATAAACTTATGGCAGAAAACAAGAAAAGCATAATAGTTTATGCTGATTGGATTGATAAATTTGAAGAGCTTGAAGACGAAGAGGCGGGAAGACTTATTAAGCACTTTTTTAGGTACGTAAATGACTTAAACCCAGAGTATCCAGATAGAACTACTAAATTAATGTTTATTGATATTAAAGCGACATTAAAAAGAGACTTAACAAAATGGGAAGATAAATCACCTCAACGTATTGAAAAAGCTAGGCTTGCAGGGTTAGCAAGTGCCGAAGCTCGCAAGTTGAAAAAGCAACTAGATTCAACTAACGAGTTGAAAGTTGAACTAAATCCAACTAAATCAACCGTAAGTGTAAGTGTAAGTGTAAGTGATACAACTACTAATAACGCTGTAATAAAATTTGAAGATGCTGTAAAAATATGTTTATTCGATGAAGACTGGAAAGAAGATATAGAACGAGTTTACAAAATAGACAGAAACAAAATACAACACGCATTAACAGACTTTACAAACCATTGCGGAACTATAGGAGAGAAAACAGATAAGTCACTTAAAAACTTTCAAAAGCATTTTACTAATTGGGTCAGGATTAAAAAACAATATGCAATCTAAAAACTAAAAACATGAGCTGGAAAACCGAAAACGCATTGAAAAGAGTTTTTAACGTTTTTAAGCGTTCAAAAGAGAAAGTGTACAAGGAAGATATCGAAGCACTTAAATTGTTGAATGAGGAGCTTAGAATTAAGCAAGAGGCGCAAGTAAGGGACAATATTCTATATGCGAAACTACTTTGTTTTGTTTTGTATAAGAATATAGATCATTTTAAGAGTGTTAAAGGGTCAATTAAGCACATTCAAACTAATGTGCTTAATTATTCGCTAAACGAACATATTGAAATGTTGCGAAGGCATATAAATAAAAATGATTTTGACGAGTATTTAGAAACTTTAGGATTAAGCGCAAACTTTACAGGTGAAGACGAAGAAAGTAATTTGGAAATATTGACTAAAAACCAAAATGAAGTAATTACAAAATTGAATAAGTTTTGGAATTTTGAAACCGTTTCTAAATCTTTCTATAATACGGCAAACGAGTTTTTACAGGATATTGATAATTACATATAAAATAAAATTATGAACTTTGACGAACTAGAAAAAGACATTAAAACAGAGGAAATTTTAAATTTCAATGAGATACACGAAAAATCTTTAATCGATTTAAGTTTGGTTTATGACCGACCACCTTTAATAATTTCAATAGGTAGGGATGACAGGGAATACAAAGGAATTTACCATCCTTTACGTTTCGGAACAGCAGGAAATATAAGCATGATAAAAGGCGAAGAAAAAGCCCGTAAATCATTTTTGAAATCTTTAATACTTGGATGCTCATTCGGTGGGCGATCAAATGTTTATACAAACTCAATTGATATCGTAGGTCATGAGTTGCAAGATAAATATATTATTGATATTGATACCGAACAAGATGACTTTGATTCATGGCAAAGTGCAATACGTATTCCAAACATGGTAGGTTGGATTCCTGATAATTACGTACCTTTAAAACTTCGTGAACGTTCTCCAAACGAAAGATTACAATACGTTGAATGGCTATTTATGGAAAGCGAATATAGGAATAAATTAGGCGTTGTTTCAATCGATGGTTATGTGGATTTGATTAACGATTTTAATTCATTAACAGAAAGCAGTAATCTAACCCAAAAGCTAATGAAATGGTCTAGCGTAAGTAAATCACATATTACGGGAGTTTTACACTTAAATCCAGGCTCAGACAAAGCTAGGGGGCATTTAGGAACTATATTGCAAAACAAATGCGAAACCGTTGTAATTATTGCAGACAAAGGAACTTACAAAGAAGGTAAAGATGATGTCGGTTATTCGCTTGTGACTTGCCAAAGAGGTAGAGGAAAGAAATTTAAAGAATTCTGCATTAAAGTCAATGACGATTGGTTACCAGAAATAATAGACAATCCAGAAGGGGAAAGTTGGGTATAATTAAAACAAAAACTATGAATTATAAACTACAAATAAAACCTTTAAGCGTCAATAAAGCATGGAAGGGAAAAAGATATAAGACAGATGAATATAATCGATATATCAAAGATATATTACTTTTATTACCTAGTAAAATAGAAGTTCCAGATGTTAATAATATAAAACTAGCTATTGAATGGGGGTTTAGCACACGATCAAGTGACTGCAGTAATCCTATAAAATTATTTGAAGATTGCTTAGTTAAAAAGTATGGGTTTGACGATAGGTACATTTATGAACTACATGTTTTTAAATCTATCGTTAAAAAAGGAGAGGAATATATAAAATTTAAGATTTATTAAATATTAAAAAATATGAAAAGAGTAAATAATCACATGAGCCAAACTAAACTATTCTAATGAAAAAAGTAACACGTAATGCAAAGCCTGTATTTAATATAGATGAGGCACAAAAAGAGTATAAACAACTATTAGTATCAAAAGAAAATAACGAACGCTTAAGAGAGCTTAAATCAATTATAGACTATTTTAATTATGGAATCACCTAAAATAATATTAAACGCTTCAAAACAACCTTACATTTCGTCTGCTATACATTTTGGAGGTATGAAATTTAACGGATACGAATATAAATACTTTGATAAAAATGATGTATTTGTTCGTAAAGACTATGTTTTAAAATATAAAAAGAATAATTTAGAAACTTTTATAAAAATAATTAACGCTATGTAAATAATTAATAAACAATATTGTTTATCTAAATAATTATCGTATATTTGTTAAATTGAAAAATTATAAAAAAAATGAAAAATACTAAAGGAGGAAAAAGAGAAGGGTCTGGGAGACCGAAAAACGACAATAAAGCCTATATGGTACAGTGCCACCCAAACTGTATTAAGAAGATAAGGGAATTATCTAAAGAATATTCTCTAAAAGAAAATAAATTAAAAATATTTGATAAATAGTATTGTTTATCTAAATAAGCGTTGTACATTTGTCTCAGCAATAAAGCGAAACAAAAAATTAGAAATTATGACACTTACGGTAACAAATACAATCGACAAAAGTACTTCAAAACAAGCATCATTGAAATTAGCCAAGGCGTTTATAGAACAAGAAATTATATGTATGAACGAGGAAGAAGCTGGAAAGCCAAAAGAAGAAAGACACTATTATACTGATTCAGATTTTAAAATAACACAGTAATGGCACAAACCTTAAAACCTAACCGCTTCGATAACAGAGGCGGTAAACGTGAAAATTCAGGTGCAAAACCTAAAGGAAACGTACAGTATCAAAGACGAATAAATCCTGCTTTAATAGAAATGATGTATGAATATTTAAATAAATTGAAAAAGAAATTATGACAAGACTAGCCACCCTTAGAAAACGCAGAGAAACACTAATAACTGCTAACAACACGAACCACTACTCGCAAACAGATAACCCGAAAATAGAAAAGTATTTCCGTTGTCTACTGACTATCAAAAAAGAGATCAACGCAATAGAATGTATTAATACTACAGGAATGCAACATATAGGAATGACGGTAAAAGATTTACGTAACTTAACACAGCCGAGATGATGAGCGAATTTAAAGGAACAAAAGGGAAGTGGGAAATTTCAGAACAATTTGACGAAAGATATGATCAGCCAGTATTCGAATTAAAAACGCAAAAATATGATACGGTTTGTACTATTTGGTCATGGCAGGATTTAGGGGATGTAATAAACGAAGAATGTCGAGCCAACGCCAAATTAATTGCGTGCGCTCCTGAGATGTTGGAGATGTTGGAAAAGATAGAGCAGGATTACGATTGCGGTACTGACACGTACGCCCGCATAGTTCAATTAATCAAAAAAGCAACGAAATGAACCTAGACGACGAAAGAGTGAATATGATTTTCAAAACATTCATTTACACAATAACAATAATCATAATTTTATCAACAATTTTAATAATTATACTATGAGAAAAGCTATCGCAATGAAATGCAATAAAGAACAGTTTGAAGCTGTTAAAGGGAAGTTAGAAGGAATGAAGTTTCATTCAGATTTATATAGTTTTTTTACACATACAAAACATTATTACCTTACAAATAATTACAATCAAAAAGAGGAAATAAGCTCAACACTTAGTCCTGAATGTCACAAAGAAATCCACGAAACATGGAATGAAAAAGTATTTTTAGAAGCTTGTGGGATAGAGCCAATTTTCACAATCACGAAAGAAACTATTATGAAATACGAAATGAAAGACGAGTTTCCTTCTGTATTTAAAAAGGAATTTGAAGTAGGTAAGTGGTATTATCAAACCGATTCTAAGGCTTTGATTAATTATCAAGGCGGTAGTAAAGGATATGGATTTGAACATAATAAAACTTGGAATGATTTAATTGGTTGTTGGAGCTTTGAAAGTCACGCTCACGAATGGATAGAAGCCACAGAACAAGAAGTATTTGAAGCATTGAAAAATGAAGCGGTGAAGAGAGGGTTTAAAGAAGTAGTTTATGTAAATAACTCAAACATTTATGATAGTAAATTTAAAAATTATTGTATGGAAAAAGGGATAATTAAATATTCAAATAAAGAGTTAATTTTATATATTTCAAAATCTGAGCATTATTGTTTTTTTAGAGATGGAGTTTGGGCTGAAATAATACCTACACTAACCAAAAAAGAAGCAGAAGAAAAACTTAATTGTAAAATAGTTTAATTATGAGCAAACTAACAAACAAATACGAAACAATTTTCGAAATGGAAGCGAGATTGAAAGTTGAAGCTAAGAAATTGGCTAAAGAGCATGTAGATACTAAACCTATTAAATATTTATTGAAATGAGAGAAGGGTATATAATTGAGAATTTTATAAATTTCGAAACGGATAGGTTTATAGAAGTAATTAATATTAAATCAGAAAACGAAGTAATGAATTTTGGATGGCAAAAAATAGAAGCCATGAAAAATATTAAAGACGATGAGAGAGTAGGAGTATGGAAAATTAAATCTAAATAACTAATTTTTACCCTTAATAATAGATTAAGGGTTTTTTTTGTATATTTGTGGTAATGGATAAAAAAAAAATAGATAAAGAAACGGCAATAAAATCAATACTTTCAGATTTAAAGAAAGGAATTGATAAGCCTACTATTTTTCAAAAACTTTCAACCACTTACAATAATTCTCTAAAATCATTTTATAATTACTATGAAGAAGCTGAAATTCAATATAAGAACTTTATGCTTATTGCAGAACCAATTATAAGGGCTAAAGAAATGGAAGCGATGGGAGAAATTGCAAAGGCAGGTATATTGTCTAAAATCGAAAGGCAAAAGATACTTACCCAGATTGCATTAGGTGAAATTCCTTTAGTTAAATATATAGTGTGTGATAAAATGATTGAGCAAGTAGAAATAGTCCCAAATTGGGCTGATAGAAAGAATGCAATCGATTTATTAAACAAAATGGACGGTACTTATGTTCAAAGTGAATCAGGAGATGAAAATGAATTTAAAGGATTTGAAATAGATGAAATCTAAATTAAGCCTTTTAAAGCATCAAAAAGCATTTGTATTGTCTAAGTTCAAGCACACTATTTTAGTAGCTGGATTTGGATCTGGTAAAACAGAAGCGGCAGTTGCTAAAGCTGCTTATAAACTTACAAGCACATCTTCAAAATTAAACGTAGGTTACTATCTACCAAACTATCCTTTAATAAACGATATTGCAGTCCCTAGATTCCAAGAGTTTTTCGAAAAGCACAATATCAAATACAAATACAATTCGAGTGAAAAGGTATTTCGCACGCCTTACGGCAAGATATTATTAAGGAATATGACGAAGCCTGAAACTATTGTCGGTTACGAAACATTTTATTCTATTATTGATGAAATTGATATTTTACCTAAATCAAAAGCAAAAGCAGTATTTAATAAGATAATTGCTAGGAATAGACAAATAGATGATAAAGGGCAAAAGAATAGCATTGATTTAGTTTCTACTCCTGAGGGTTTTAACTTCCTTTACAACTTCGCAGTTAAAGAAGCAACAAGCGAAAAGTTTTTAATCAAAGCAAAGACTAATGACAATCCTTTTTTGCCTGACGACTACATTCAAACATTAGCTGCCCAATATACGATTGAAGAACTGACAGCATATATTAACGGTGAGTTTTGCAACCTTACAAGCGGATCTGTTTATAAAAGTTACGATAGAGAAAAAAACGATACTAAACGAGAAATATTACCAAATGAGACTTTGTATATTGGAATGGACTTTAACGTTCAAAATATGCATGCTATAGTCCACGTAATCGATGGTGGCGCTATGTATGCTGTAGATGAGTTTTGCAAAGTGTATAATACATCTGAACTATGTATTTTAATACGTGAAAAGTACCCTAATAACGAAATAGAGATAAATCCGGATGCATCATGTAAAAATCGTAATACTGCTGGACTTTCTGACTATGATATTATATTAGACGATGCTTATAATTTTAATGTAAATATAAGAAGAAAGAACCCTGAAATATTAAATAGAGTTCGAAGCGTAAATAAATCTTTAGAAGATGGAAAATATTTTGTAAATTTGGCAAAGTGTCCTAATTATTCTGACGCATTGAGTCAACAAACTTATGACAAAGGTTTGCCAGATAAGAAAAGCGGTTTAGATCATATTTTAGATGCTGGAACTTATGCAGTCGTTGAACAGATTTATGTTTCTGGGTTGGATTAATAAATAAAATATATGAAAGCACTATTTGAAAGCAAATTTCCGTTTGTATTGAAAGCGGATGAGGAATTAACAAAAGAAGAAATCACTATTAAGAAGCAATATCAAGATGCGTATATTTCGAAAGAAGAAACTAAAACAGATAAGCTACGAGAAGTTCATGTTGATGACAAACGAACTAGGAAGCGAACCTAGTGAGGAAGATTCTATTTTTTCGATATTAAAAACTTTTTACTCAGAAGATAAAAGACAATGGACTGAATGTATACAGGAATTTAACGAGTTAATCTCAAAGAAACATTGTAGTAACATTGTCTTAAATCTGAGTTTTGAAGATAAGCCAGCGAATTATTTTATAACTGCTGATACTTATGTGATGCTGTCGGATTTAGTTGCTTTATATAATCACTTGACTAATAGCAATAAAAAAGATATTTCCGTATCTTTGGCGAAGTGGGTGAAAAATGAGTTCTTACAAAGTGTTGAATATTTCAAGGAAAAATATGAATGGATTTATAATCCTCCTATATTGCCTGGAGTAAATAAGCATTCGATAGGAAGGCAGTTACGAACCGAGTTTCAACAGCATTACGGAGCTTATGCAGAGATTACTTATTTATTAGGGAATGGCGATGCAATGAGATTCGATGAAGTTAACGAAATGCCTTTAAAGAATTATTTAGCATTAGGAGAATATTTATTAAGAAAAAGAGCCGTTGAAGGCGTTGAGTAAAAACATAAAGCAGTAGTAGCATAAATTGGTAGTTGCTGAAAGGTATTATTAAATATCAAAGTCGAGGCTTATAGAGATATAATGTCGAGGTAATGGCGTACTGTGAGGTTCGAGTCCCACTTACTGCTTTTAAAATATAAACAATGAACGAACTACAAAAAGTCCGCAACTATATTATAGCAAAGTTTCAATCTGATACTTTGGTAAATACTTTGACTACACTTTCAAACGACCTTGTTGACACTAATAAAGAAACTATTTATCCTGTTGTTAATGTTGATTATAGAAGCGCACCTATTCAAGAGGATATAGTTTCATTTTCATACCACATTAAAGCATTAGATCAAAATGATGTTTACATACATGCAACTGATAGCAAACTGCAAGAAGATACAAACCAAGCCGATATTTGGAACGAAACATTTAACATTTGCCAAACGTTTGTAAATTCATTTCGTCAATACAATAGCGATAATATCGAAATGGTTTCTGTTTCAGATATTACGCCAATTAAAAATAAAGAACTGAATGGATTGTCAGGTCACGAGTTTGATATTGTATTGTCAATTAATAACGAGGGTTCATCATGCCCGTAACAGCAGAAGATAGCGCATTAGCTGAGCGAGTAGTTCAGAAATCTAAAGACGAGGCGAATGTTGACGGATGGTGATGTTTCTTGGACTACAAAGAATATACAAAACGGATTGCAAAGCATTCAGACAGGAACGGGCGGTATTCGTTGGTTTATACCGTTAGTATCTACTGAAAGAATATTTTCAATTAGCAACAGTACAGAAATTCCTGCAACTGATAATATAAACTATTCAGTAAGCAAACCTATAATAAGCGAAAACTTATTGTTACCACAGGAAATAAGACCAGCTATGTTTATGTCTGAGATATTGGATTCTATTAATAAAAAGTACGATATAAAAATAGATCCTACGCCTTATGCTGATGGCATTACTCAACTAACGGATTTATGTACCATGTGTATTTCTGCTGATGTATCAATCAAAGATGTCAAAGCAAAAATAACTAAGCCAACATGGACAAATGATTCATTTAGAGAGGAGCGTTTTGATATATTAATCAAACCAATAGTAGGTGAAATTATGCCTAACTATTTATTTGAACTAAATTACCTAGGTTATGGAGGCGGAAGCTCTCATGATGCAACTTTCGGGATGAAAATAAGATTATGTAAAAGTAGTAGTGGTACATTAGCGTTGCCAAACTATATTAACAGTATGGAAGTTTGGGAAGTGTTCGACAATGGAGACAAGAAAAAGAAATTGAATTACGCTATAACCGGAGGTGCTGAACAAAAAAGCGCATTCCTAAATATCAATATAGGACTCGACGTATTTACACCAGAAGGAGCAAGCGAACCTAGTCTGCTTGTAAAACCATTGATAGCTATATTTGTAGCTGACGACAATTTAAGTGAATGGAGATTTACAAGTGTTAAATTTGATTGGAAAACGCAAGACTGGTTTAAAGAGGTTGTGAATAATGTTCAACCGATTAGAACACCAACAACCGTTAATCTATTCAAGTCGTTGCCAGAAATGAAAACTATTGATTTCGTGAAGTCGATTTATACGATGTTTGCCTATAAGAAATTCAAAGATGAAGTGCTTAATGATTTCTATTATAAGCAGAAAACAATATTCGAATTACCTCATAAAGGCGTTAGATTAGAAAACGACTTAACGCCTTATGCTGATTTGTCGAAGCTTACAAAAAAGACAAATACAAAATATGACGGTTATGACCTGAAGCATGCAACTAGTGAGTATCAGCAGAACGTAAAATTTTCAACTGACAATGGTATGGAGTGGGGACAATTGAAATATCCAATTACAGGAAAACCAAAAACTGAATTTAAAATAGAAACTAAATTTACCGCTCCTGTTTTTAATCCAGTATTATCCGATGCAGACAATACGGTAAATACATTCTATCCATTTGGTAGCACTGCATCATTGAACGATATTGAGACAAGATTTATTTTTGAAACGAATATAAAAGAATTTCCTATATTCTACTATAATGCAGTTACTAATATTTCAACGCCTTACGGTTTTTTAGATACTGATACGAAGATAGTAAAGAGTATTGGAGTGTATCACAGAATAAGCCATAAGAGCAATAGAATATTTACAGGCGTATCGAATTACATTTCTTCACTGTTCAACATTGTAACAGGTGATTTCGTAGACCAAAACACGTTGTACGCACAAGGGTATAAGGAATATATTGAAGATACTTTATCAGGAAAGAAATTGATTCACACAATCGATTTAGATTTGCCGAATGTAGAGATTCAGAAATTCAATGATAATGACGAAATTATAATCAAAGAAACAAAATATACTGTTATGGAAAGTAATCTAGGACTGACAGGAGAAAAAAGCAAATTAATTTTATTAAATAAATAGCAATGGCAGAGTTAGATCCAATTAAGCAAGTAGTACA